CCGAAGTGCGCGCCAAACGCCAAGAAGCCTCAAGGAGGCGCTGGCTAGAATACAAGCAGCGGCCAGACGTTATTGCCGCCAAGGAGGAGCGCCGCAGACAACGCGAGGAGGCTCGCAACTCTCCTGAGTACATCGCGACGCAGCGCGGAAAGCAAAACGAATACATCAAGCGCCGCTACCGCGAAGATCCCAACTTACGGTTGGCCATGAAGGTGCGCGCGCGAATTTATAGCGGTCTAAAAAGGAGTGGTATTTCCAAGACCGGCCGCACCGAAGAACTAATCGGCTGCTCATTCGATTTCCTGCGCCAACACATCGAGCGCCAGTTCAAGGGCAAGATGTCTTGGGACAACCCCGGCAGCTTCCACATCGACCACATCGTTCCCCTCGCCGCCTTCGACCTCACCGATCCGGCGCAGCTCAAGGTCGCCTGCAACTGGCAAAACATGCGCCCATTGTCGCCCCGCAAAAACATGAGCAAGGGCGCCAAGCTCCTGCACCCGCAGCAGCAACTGCCGCTTTCCGTCCACAGCACAACATTCAACACACAAGCAGCATGATCAAAGACATCCTCACCAAAGCAAAGTCAGCAATCGGTCAACCCGCCCAGGTTGTCGCCGCGGAACCCGCCAAGCCAACCCCCGAAGCCATCCTCAAAGCCACCCCAGTCACCGACCAGCAACTCGCCGAGACGGTCGCCAAGCAGGTCGGCTATCAGCCCGGCGACCAAGTGACCGGCGCCGTTCTCCCCAAGAAGATCCCCAACACCCGCCTCCTCTACGTCTCAGTGCCCGACTGGTCGGAGCCGGTGATCTGCTCAGTGCAGAATGCCGCGGACTGGTCGGCCGGCGAGCGGATCAAATGCGTGTACGTCAAGGCCGACGCCGAGGGCCGCCTCGTCTTTGAGAACCGCGACGGTATCCGCCGCAACCGGTGGCGCAAATGAGCGTAGCCGCCACCAATTACGTCTGGACCCAGTCGCCAGCGGAAGGCGCCGACCGGCTTGTCCTGCTGGCCTTGGCTGACTTTGCCGATGAGGCGGGCAACTGCTTTGGCTCATGGGGCAAGCTCGAGGAAAAGACCCGCCTCGCCCGCGCTACGGTCGCCCGCTGCCTTCGCCGCCTGCAAGACCGCGGCGAGCTGATCATGGTCGAAAAAGGCCACCGCAAGCTGGCTGGAGACGGCGCCGAGGCATCGATTTGGAAGATCCCCGGTGTGTCCGCCGAGATGGGTCTCAGAATGAGACCGGTCTCACAAAGAGACCCAAGTAGTGTCAGAATGAGACCCAAGTGGTGTCAGAATGAGACCCCAACAATAAGGAACATAAAGGAACGTAATAAAGGCGCTGACGCGCCTGCTCCGGCGACTTCGTCGCCTTCGCTACCTTCTTCCTCGGAAAAGGAAGCACCCAAGCCAAAACGCGCCACCGCTCCCAAATTCGACCCAGCATCCTTGCCCCTGCCTCACGGCCCCGGTCTCGCCAGCGCCTGGGCCGAGTTCGCCCAACACCGGCGCGAAATCAAAGCCCCGCTCACGCCCACCGCCGCCAAGCGCATCATCGATGACTTGGCCGCCGTCAACGAGGCCGCCGCCGTCGAAGCCCTGCGCAAGAGCGTGAAGCACGGCTGGCGAGGCGTCTTTATCGATCCGCCGGCCACCGCGCCCAAGCTCGTCACTTTGCCACCCCAAGGCGCACCCAAACAAACCGCCCTCGAGCGATCCCTCGCCGAGATGCGCGAGCAATTCGCAAAGGAGAACGCAGCGTGACGCAGCCAGCCCTGTTTGCGCTGACCGATGGCGAGCACTCCGAGGTGACGGAGGGCGGAATGCAATTGTCCAAAAGCGACAAAGGCGATCTTAGCGAAATGCTTTTTGAAATTGAGGCAATGACGCGCGGCTGGCTGGTTGCATCAGCACGCGGAAAGGGCAGAGACTTTGATGTTATTCTGAAAAAGCCACAAGGCCGTCCGGTTGTTGTGCAAGTCAAGAGGTCTGGCCGCCCAAACAAATCCGGTGGCTCTACTTACTATATAAACTGTGGCCGCAAGGACTACTCGCAAGGATTTATACCGTACCACAAGTTTGCGTTTGATGTCCTCGCCGTGCATTTGGCGGACACGCAGCAATTTGTTTTTTTCAGCAGGCAAGAAATGGGTGACAGAATCCGCGCGACCTTTACCCCGCCCAACGAGCGAAAGGCCGCTCCGCAAGGCCGAGCTTTAGAGTCAAGGCAGCCTGACAACTGGGAACTCCTCGACCAAGTCGCAGCTATGTATTCCCAAGAATCCAAAGGGGTATCCCAACAAATGTCCGACCCCATCCTTAATACTCCCTAAATCTTTATGAAACCCGCCAAAAGCACCAAGAAAAAGGCGAGCGCCCCCAAGGCGCCGAAAACCAACCTCAACGTCAACGTCGAATACCTTGAGCAGATCGCCGACGAAGCCATCAGCACCGTCATGGTCCTGCGCGCACTGGTCGCTCAACTGGCCATTCAGCTCGAGGAGGCCCGCAAATGAAATTCAAAAACGGCTGCATCACCGAGGTTGAGCGCGGCGTTCCGGGCCTCCCGCGGATCAACCACCTGCTCATGCAGAAAGCCTGCGACCGCTTCCTAGCCAAGCGAGGCTTGATCACCGGCGCCAACTTCCGCCGCAGCGAATGGCTCTTCGGCCGCGCCGCCATCGGCCAACGGAGGGCCGCCTAATGACCACCATGATCCCTGACTTGGTTGTGGGCGAAGTCGGCTTCGGCCACAATTTTGACTCCTCCGCGGAGCTAGAGTTTATGCGCGATGCGGACCGCCGGCACACCGCTGAGATCACCGACCTGCAGGCGGAGAACCGGCAGCTCATCAAGCGCGTCAACCGCCTCCGGCGCGTCTTGGAGCGGTGCGCCGCACTGTCGGAGGACGTGGCTCACGACAAGCATGAGGCGCTCCTTGAGGCTGCCCAACCGCTATGAGCACGCCCTGCGAGCAGGCCCGCGCCATCGCATCTGCCCGCCGGTTCCTGCTTGATCTCTGCATCCCCGGCAAGATCAAGCGGGTTCCGCGGGAAGTCCGCCTTGAGGCCCGCGCCCGCGTCAAACACCTGCCGATGAGCTGGGATTTGCCCCGCATCGTTGAGGACGAGCTGGCCATGGAGGGCATGGAAAAAATGGAGGAATGGCACCGCAAGCAATTCTGGGAAGAATGCGGCGTCAAGCGGGAGGCGTACGAACTATGAGCGCCGGCAAAGGCGATACTCCGCGGGCCGTAGATGGCGCCAAATACCGCGCCAATTTCGACCGCATTTTTTCGCCGAAAAACCCCAAAAAAACATTGCCCCTCATGCCAACATCTGCCAACATATGCCAACAGATCACGCCACGACAGAAAGCCGTCCCACGTCATGGCAACTGAACCACCACCGCCCGAACACCACATCACGCCATGGCTATTGGAATCTTTTTGTCTCGTCGATGCAGCCTGCGACCGCTGGCTTGCACGACGCGCAGCACTTCGCCGGAGGGCCAAAGAAAATGAGCAGCGTCTTTGTCATAGCGACCCAAGTGATGCTCGTCGCCTTCATGCTGATCCTGCTGATGATCATCAGTGACGACGACAACGATGGAGGACACGCCTAAATGAAACGCACCGTTCCCCAATCGCCCGCCACCGAGTGCGCCGTGCTCGGCAGCCTTATGGCCGAGCCGAATCTCATCGATGAGGTGAGCGGCCTCCACCCTGACCTGTTCTTCACGCCGGCGCACCGGCTGGTCTTCGAGACCATCACCGAGGTCCGCGCGTCCGGCGGCACACCCAACGTCATCGCCGTGACTCAGCGCATCGATGCGGCGCACAAGCTAAATTCGGTCGGCGGCGCCGGCGCCCTCACCGAGATGCTCGGCAACTCCGCGGGCGGTCCCGCTGCAGTCGAGTACCATGCGCAGACCCTCCGCGACCTCCACGCCCGCCGCCGCATCATTGACTCCGCGGTCAGCATGCAAGCCGCCGCCCAAGACATGGCCAGCGATGCCGACAGCGTTCTGCAGCAAGCCGGCGAGTCTGTCCTCAGCCTCAGCCTCACCACCGCCACCGACAGCATGCGCGCCCCCAGCGCCATCGTCCCGGGCCTCCTCGAAGAGCTAGAGAGCCTCATGGCCGGCGGCAAAAAACTCGGCCTGCAGACTGGCATCCGCGACTTCGACCAAGTCACCGGCGGACTCCGCGGAGGCCAGCTCACCATCATCGCCGGCCGCCCTGCTATGGGTAAGTCCGCACTAATGTTGAATATGGCGGACAACATGGCCCGCCGCGGCGTGCCGGTCGTCTATTTCAGCCTTGAGATGCCGGCGAACGAACTCGCCGCCCGCGTTGTCCTGGGCCGCGCCGAGACCAACACCGAGATCATCCGCAACGGCTTCCTCACCGCCAGCATTAAGCACCGCATCATGGACGCCGCCACCCAGTTCGCCAGCGAGCCGCTCTACGTTGATGACCGCGGTGGCCTCACCCTCTTGGACATCCGCGGCCGCGCCCGCCTCGCCGTTCGCCGCTGGGGTGTGAAGTGCATCTTCGTGGACTACCTGCAGCTCGTCAGCCACTCCGGCGCCCAGTCCCGCGAAAATGAGGTCGGCTTCGTCTCCCGCGGCCTCAAAGCCATGAGCATGGAGTTAGGCGTCCCTGTCGTCGCCGCCGCCCAGGTCAACCGCCAAGCGGAAAACCGCAGCGACAACCGCCCCAAACTTAGCGACCTCCGCGAATCCGGCAGCATCGAGCAGGACAGCGACATCGTTTGCTTGATCCACCGTCCCGCCTACTACGCCGTGCAAGACGAGGAACCGGAAGTCCAAGACGCCGAGCTGATCGTGGCCAAGCATCGCGCCGGCCGCACCGGCACACTCAACCTCACATGGCGTCCCTCGCTCACCCGCTTCGAGGGCACAACACCCGCGGGACGCACCAGCGACAGCGACGGCTCCGTCTACGCACCGGCGAAACAACTTTGGGAGGCCATCAATGAATAGCCGCTATCATCAAGCGTGGGATGCCGCTGGAGACAGGGAAACCATGCGCGTGCTTCAAGACATTCGCGCGTATCTCTCAGACGGGCTTTGGATTTGGCCGTGCGGAGCAATGGTCGATGAAAAGCTAGATCCGATGGAAGACTTTCACGGCACAGACAAGTGCGATGTCTGCACAAAAGCGATTAAGGAGGTTATTGGTGAATAGTCGCGCGAAAGGCGCCCGCGGAGAGCGCATGTGGCGCGACGAGTTGCGCGAAGCCTTCGGAGACTCTGGGATTAGGCGCGGGCAGCAGTTCAGCGGGCTTGGGGATTCGCCAGACGTCGTCTGCCCGTGCCTGCCCGACTTCCACTTTGAGGTGAAGTTCTGCCAGGTCGTCAAGATCCGCGACTGGATGGCCCAAGCCATCCGCGATGCCAAGGCCAAGCTCTTCCCGGTCGTCGCCCACAAGCGCAACGGCGAGGAGTGGTTCATCACGCTGCGCGCCGCTGACTTCCTTACCATCCTTCGCCGCTCCGATTTTTTAGTCCCAACACAAAACCAAACACCAACCAACGCATAAATATGCCAAACAAAACCCTAACCACACCCGTGGGCATCGCCCGCTACCCTCACCTCAATCGTCCCGACACCAAGTTCGACGACGTGGGAGTGTTCAAAGTCAACCTCGAGCTGACCGCCGAGGAAGCCGAACCGTTCATCAAACAAGCCGAGGAGCTTTTCTCCGCGTTCGTCGCCGAGAAGAAAGCCGAGCTGAAAAAAGACAAGCTCAAGCTCCACGCCGCACCGTGGGAAGACAACGACGGACTCGTCCAGCTCAAGCTCAAGGTCAAAGCGGTCGGCAAAGACAAGGCCGGCGAGACCTATAGCCGCGCACCCAAGCTCTTCAACGCCTCCG